TCCTGGAACCTTGGTAGCGGCGACCCGTTCACCCTGATCCGTAACAACGTCATGGAAATGTGTGTTATAGCATGCCGCTATCACCACGCTACCACGATGGTGCTTGTTGAGAAGGGTGACGACGTGCACGGTCGATTGGTCAACCTGGCCCCCCACCGTCTTGCCACGCTGCCAAGCGTCAAATCAGTCAAGCTCAAGGTCGATTACGGTGCAGTCGGGTACCACGCCGGTCGCTTCCACAACGGCACCAGGTATCTCGTCGATCCAGTCCGGGCGTTTCTCAAGCACTTCACGCGCCTCAGTGACTCCAACGTGACCAATGCAGAGCTTTACAGCTCCTACATTTCACGAGCCACGGACTACACTGAGGCCGAAGTTGAGTTCCTCGTCAACGCTTGCCAGGCACACTACTCATACTACGCTTCAGATGCCATCGCCATGATGATCTCTATGATGATCAAGTTGCGCGATCGCACCTGGTTCGAGAAGTATAGCGTGCTCCGGGTTAAACCTTTCGTCGTCGCCGTGGACACTACGAACAATTGCGTCACCAACTGCCTGCGCGCCATGTATCCTCGAATGCCGAAGAAGGAGTTACGACGTTTCCGTGGCCTCGACCGCGATTCCCTGCGCCTCCGCCTCGACGAAGCTGGCATACCGTATCTTGACGTCGACGATTCCACAGACACATTGCCGTCTGACAGGTTATGCATATCGGCAACGCATGCCCGTGTTCGTGTTTCATCTCGCACTCTCTCAGGTCACCGTCCCAATGACCTTTAAAATTCCTCATCCCGCCCTCATCATGGTTGACTCAAGCTCTTCAACCGCAACCACTCTATCCACTCCCGTCGTTGGCGCGGCGGTGAGTGCCATGCAAGTGGAGTCGGTTGCTGCAACTGGCCATAGTGCGCCTGCTTCAATCCGCCTAGACCTCGCCGTCCAAACTGGTGAGCTCTTCTCGGACGTCAACGCTCTTCCTGCTGTGCTGCGCCAGCATCCTCGCATCGCGCAGCTACTTTCCATTTATTCTTCCGTCACCCTCGTTTCTTTGAGGGCGTACGTTTTCCAAACGTCTGTTTTTGCTGCTTCCGAGGACGGTTCTCGCACCTCACTCATTCGTTTCGGTCTCGCTCCACGCGGGACCACCTTTCAAGCAAAGGATGCCAAGGGTACAACTCAAACCCTAACTCCTTTCATTCCTTACCTCCGCTGCTTCGCCACTACCGTCAATCAGACGTCCACGGCTGAATGCAGCTGGGGTGCTGGTGGTGTTCCCTTCCCTCCGGGGCTGCAACTCGATTTTGCAGCCGTCGAGGTCCGACACCACTATCCCGAGTTTCTCCTCGCCAATGCTGGCGAAATCAACACCCCGGAGAAACGTATCGGTATTGCCCAAGCGCAACTTGACATCACTGTCGAGTGCCACGGGCAGAATTTCGGTGCTCTGTTCTAGTTTATTTTGCAGTTTTCCATCTTTTTCCTGCGTTTCTTGTACTGATCGTCTACCGGTCACGTTAGCATGCTTGTGCATGCCCCGGCTAAATCACTGAAACAAAACCGTGTTTAAAAAAAAAAAAAAAAAAAAAAAAAAAAAAAAAAAAAAAAAAAAAAAAAAAAAAAA